TGTAAAAGAGGAGCCAGCACTTCAAAATCCTGCTAAAGAACATTTAAATAATCAAATGCCTTTAGAGGAAGAAGATTGCGAAAGTTGTACAATATAGAAAGGGTTAACTATGGCATTTTTATGTGTAAATACACCACATGTTGATGTTTTTGTAAAGAAAGAATACCTTTACGATTTAGAGAAAGGTCATGGTGAATTAGTTGAAGGCATATGGGTTACAGCAAAGTCAATACAAGGTAGAGCATTATATTTTGAAACTTATATACCAGAATACGGTGCCTTGTTTGACAAACTTCCTATTAGTGCATTTGTGTGGAAAAAAGATATAAAAGAAAGTGTACCATTAACAGAGCTACAATTATGGGATTGTTTTAGTTATGATATTACAATATGCGAGAAACAAATGTTAAGTGGTAATCAAGTAAAATACTTATCGCCTAATAAAAAATGGTATCATGGTTGGTATATGTTTACAATAGACAATGCTAACGCAACGAATTTAGAAAGAAATGTTACTTATAGCGAAACACCAAGTCAACATAAGTCTTTCAATATATTAAAGTTAGAGAACGGCCATTTTGCTGCTCAACCTAACAATAGAGTTATCTTCTATGATAAAAGCTATACACCTAGCAAGTTAAAATTTCCTGACTTTAAGGTGTCCACCATAGAGTATAGTGTAGAAGGCGAACAAAAATGGACAGCAGGTGATGACGATAAATTTTTTTATGAGTTAACGGAGAGTGAGAAAATGCAAGAAGAACTGGAACCAATAGATGAGTAAAAGTGTATTTAACAAAAGTAAAAATCTGGATGTAATGAAACAACCAATGTTTTTTGGTGAAGATTTACAAGTGCAACAATATAGTGATATGAAATATCCTATATTTGATAAATTAAATCAACAACAATTAGGTTATTTCTGGAGACCTGAAGAAGTATCTTTACAAAAAGATAGAAACGATTATCAAGAACTATCAGACCAACAAAAGTTTATATTTACATCTAATTTAAAATATCAAACTATGTTAGATAGTGTACAAGGTAGAGGACCATGTTTAGCATTTTTACCATTTGTTTCTAATCCAGAATTAGAAGGTTGTATTGTAACATGGGATTTTATGGAAACAATTCATAGTAGAAGTTATACATACATAATTAAAAATTTATATGCAAATCCTAATCAAGTATTTGATACTATTATAGAAGATGAGAAAATTGAAAAAAGAAGTAAGTCAGTTACACAAACTTATGATGAACTAATAGAAATGGGTTATAGATGGCATTTAGATAAAGATAAAATTGATTTATATGAACTTAAAAAGAAAATGTATCTTGCAATGGTGACCGTAAATATACTAGAAGGCTTGCGTTTCTATGTATCATTTGCTTGTTCATTTGCATTTGGTGAATTAAAATTATTAGAGGGTAGTGCTAAGATTATTTCTTTCATTGCAAGAGATGAAAGTCAACACCTTGCAATGTCGCAAACCGTAATTAATAATTGGCATGACCGTAATGATGATAAAGATATGTTAAAGATTAGAAAAGAATGTGAAAAAGAAGTTTATAAAATGTATGATGACGCATTAGCAGAGGAAAAAAGGTGGGCAACTTATCTATTTTCTAAAGGTAGTATGATTGGTTTATCAGAAAAACTATTACATCAATTTGTAGAATATATGGCAAATAGAAGAATGAAAGGTATTGGTTTAGAACCTAGATATGACCAAAAAACAAATCCACTTCCTTGGGTTGACCATTGGTTGAATAGTAAAGGTACTCAAAACGCACCACAAGAAACAGAAATTGAATCATATGTAATTGGTGGTATCAAACAAGATGTTAAAAAAGACCAATTTAAAAAGTTTAAACTATAATGCCAGATAAAGTTACAAAAACCTGTTCTAATTGTCAGACTAAATATACCGTAACATGGGATAGTGAAGAAGGTGATTTAGAGCCATTAACCTGTCCTTTTTGTGGATATGAGGTAGAAAATGATGAAGATGTTGAGTGGGTCAACAAAGAAGAAGACGATAATTGGAATTGATTATAGTTTAACAAGTCCTGCTGTTTGTGTTAATGGCAAAAAATTTTATTTCTTAACAAGTAAAAAGAAGTGGCAAGTTAAAATTAGTGAGAATATAATTGGTTATGCACATAAAGATTGGACTGACCCAATACAAAGATTTACTTATATTTCAGATTTCGTTTTTGATTTATTATTCAAAGAAAACAATCCAGAAATTTTTATTGAAGGCTACTCATTTGGTTCTAAAGGTCAAGGACTATTTCAGATTGCTGAAAATTGTGGCATACTTAAATATAGATTACTTGAAAAAGGTTACTCGTATAATACGGTTGTACCAAGTGTTGTTAAAAAAGGTGCTACAGGAAAAGGCAATGCAGATAAAGATAAAATGTATGAGGCATTTGTGAAAGATACTAAAATTGATTTGAAAAAACTATTTGATACAGAAAAAGTAGGTAACCCTATATCTGATATTGTAGATAGTTATTATATACAAAAGGTTGGTTATGATAATTTATTGCGCTGCTGACCCTATATATTTTAATTATTATTTTGATTTGTGGGCAGGTCAATTAAATAAGTTTTACCCTAATCACTATAAATTAATTGCTTTATATAAACCTACAAATGAGGTTTATGATAAGTGTAATTATTATGATGTAAATAGTGTAGATGTTACAAATTTATTTCCAGAAAATCCTACAAGAGAACATTTTTATTTGTTGCGTTGGCTAAATTTACCTTTCTATAAAAATACCAATATACTGGCGACACAAATAAATTGTCTTGCAGTAAAAACACAAGAGTTTCCTGATATTAAAGTTGAACAATGGCGAATACAAAGACCTAAAAGAGGTTATCTAGGTGGTGTATCAGCTGCCATTTTCACACCTAAAAGTGCAGAGAAAGTTGTAAATCATGCTAAAACATTGTTAGACAATCCACCTTTATCAGACCACCCAATGAATATGTGGCAGATAGAAAACTTATCACAATACCAACATAAAAGTGAACATCAAATTAAAGAAAAAGATTTATTACCAGAGTCAGTTTTACCTGATTATACATATTGGATAACAGCTAGAACATCTAACACATGGTCACATGAAAAAAAAATAGAGGCGTTAAGAAAATTTATATGAAATTAACCGTTATATTACCATCAGCAGGTAAAGGCACAAGATTAAATTTACCTTACCCTAAAGAAATATTAAGACTTGATAATGACAATGCTTTAATTGATAATTGTTTTAATTTTTTCAAAGACTATGGCAGAAATCAGGTAGAGTTTGTTGTAGTTATTAATGAAGATAAAACAGATTTAATTAAATATCTTTCAAAGTATAAAGACAGATATAATATATCATTTTGTTTTCAAAACCCTAGTGAAAAAGAATATACAGGTGCAATCAAAAGTGCCTACCATTTATTTGGTGAACATAATATAGTATTATTGCCAGATACATTAATGAAGTTACAACCAGGTAAAGATTTATATACTTTAGTTACAGAGGCATTAGAAGAAACTGGTTTTAGTTTTTTAGTAAAGAAAGAAGTAAACAAAGAAGTATTAAAAACAAAAGGTGCAATCTATGTAAATGAAGAAGGTAATGTGGTAGAGTATGAAGATAAACCAACTGATAGAGTTGAGTATTATAATTCATTTTGGTGTGCCTTTGCATTTAGAAGAAGAAACTTTTATGAATGTATAAACTATATTGATTTAGGTACATGGCCTGAAATTAGGAGATTATTAATAGATTATGAAAAAGATAATAACTGATTGTGATGGTGTTCTTTTAGATTGGGCATTTGCTTTTGATGTCTGGATGAGAGAACAAGGTTACTTTAGATTACCAAATACAGACCACCACTTTCATCAATCAAAACGATATGGTATACCTGAAGACGAGGCACTTGAAAAAGTGCATGAGTTTAATCAAACAGGTGCATTAGGTTTTATACCAGCATTTAAAGATAGTGTAGAATATGTAACAAGACTAGCGAGAGAAGGCTGGCGATTTGATGTTGTTACTATGATAGGTAAAGATAAGTATGCTCATAGATTAAGAACGATAAACTTACAACATTTATTTGGTGATGTGTTTGATGATATATATTGTGCAGGTGATTTTACAAAACCTAAAAAAGAAATACTACAAAAATATTCAAACACAAATTATATATGGATTGAGGACAGAATTGATTATGCAAAAGACGGACAAGAAGTAGGATTAAAAACTTATTTAATGGACTGGCCATACAATCGTGAGGGTTGGACTGGACCAAGAGTAAAAAGTTGGAAGGACATTTATGACGCCACACATAGAAGCTAAAAAAGGAGATTACTCCGATATTGTATTATTACCTGGTGACCCATTAAGGGCAA